GAATTAACCTTCTGTACTGTGGATATGTAGTTACGTTTTCTTGAATATGCTTTGCGTGCTACCCGGGCTGGTCACCCAACCTTTTCTTAACGGACTGGTAGAATTTGAGCTGACCACTCACGTGATTGATATAAAACCTGCTGGGTAATAATACCTGCCTAGGTTGTGATATGCGTTGCGTGAGATAGCGCTCGTATTATCCTCCTAGTAGACTATGTCCTCCTAGCAGGATCTTTGTGTCTTTTACACATGGATTCTACCCATCCACCCCCTCTTGTCCTTCTTGGACCAGTTTTGAGTTTGGGTTACTATAATGCCCGTTGGTCGAAAGTGTGCCTCATACTTTCTGTTACACCTAGACCTTCCCTTTCCCCGACACACAGATTGGATCTGTGTGTTTTCCAGCTTAGTCGGAGCGTGAACGCCTTAGGCCGTGAGGCAGCGGGAACGTTACCAGGGTGTCGATCCTGGTAGGGATACTGATAGTAGTTGGTAAGAAGTGGATTTTGAGCCATTAGGGCCCCCCGATTCTTCACCATCACATGTACTCCCCCTCTGTAGTGTGCGTATACGGTTGCATTGCAGGGGCGGCGCCAGCGAGTTTTGGAGACCTCGTACGCGTCGAAGCGTGGACCCGACAAGCTTTCCTTTTATTCCCCCCCCCCTTTTTCTGTTTCAACAACCCTCCCCTCAACAACATGATGACAAAGTCCTTTATGTTTAACGTCATAGTGTCTCCCACAATTTTGAATTGTTTTTTGGTGATTGGAGTAGGCGGCTCCGCTGTGGTTATGATCAGACCGGACAATATGTTCCTGGTCTATCTAGCCGTCATTTTTGTTTTGTACAGTTTTATTTGTTTTTGTGCCTGTAGATACGGGTACCTGGCGATTGCCTCGAAAACGTCAAGGAGGCAACAGGTTCGGAGACCGAGTGCGGTACACCGAGCCAGGTCCGTGCCAAACTTCAGCCCTCAGGTTGGAGTTCTGGAGTTCGGAGAGCCATTTGATTACACTGGGGTAGCGTCCCTTGTTGAATTGGCTAGCGTTTACGCTATGCAGATTCAAAGAGCCAGGGACATGTTAGATTTAGTTTTGGCTAGTATCATGGCTTATAAAGCTCTTAACCCCTCTCGGGTTGTGACCTGGGAGATGGTAGAGTTCATTAAAGCCATTACGTCACGTTGTGGAGGTTTCACCCCACAATTTGGCACCAAGCTAGATGCCACTGTAGGTGGCACCATTTCACAGCTCAGAGAGCTTGTGGAAAAGGCGAAGGAAATGCGTATGACCATTGAAGGGTCACACGCTGACTACGCCGTCCGCTTCCTTCTTTGTAAGGGAGCACTGTCTCTGATTGGGATTGACTTTACAACCTTAGGGTTTAACAAGTTGGAAGAGTCCCAATTCATTAAGAGACATGGTCGAATGGACAGCTTACGTCTCGTCGAGTATGTTGTAGACATCCTCGAGGGAGGTTTTCGCTATTTTTCGACTGGTGATCTGGATGTTTCCCTCCTTGTAGGGGGGAAACAGTACCAGGAGTTTCGGTCAAAGTACTGTGAAGTCATTGACCCTGCATGGCGAGCCCAGAATTCGGATTTTGTTGTGTTTTCCCGAATCGCTGAGCTCAAGTCCATTGCTAAAAGGCTCGGAACAGTCGAGCATGTATATGTTCGATATTTCAAAGATCTTTCGGATCTTTTGGATAAGCTCCAGAGCGCTAAGGCGAATCAGCAGACTCGAGATGCCCCAGTTGGAGTACTATTGTATGGTCCTCCTGCTACGGGTAAAACCGATCTTGCTGAGAAGTTGTTCAAGTTGTACTCCCTTGTGGATCCCACTGTAGAGTGGGAGCCTGCAAATTTGTATACACCAAACTCGGTGTCCAAACACTGGGACAATTTCAACGGACAGGATTTCATTCTCCTAGATGACATGGGATCCATTCGCGCCTCTGCGAAAGTAGAGGATGCGACAGTCTCAAATTTGATTTCAATCATAAATGAGGCTCCGTTTTTGCCACCCCAAGCGGCCATTGAAGACAAGGGGCGTGTAGCCCTTCGTTGTAAGATGGTTGTAGGTACGACCAATTTTGAGAATGCTGGTGTGAACAAAGTGTTTGCTAGCGAATCTGCTGGCTTACGTCGTTTACCAATCTTTTTGGAGGTCAGTACCAATCCAACGCTGTGCGAGCCTGGGACATCAGTCTTGAGACAAGACTTGACCCCAGAACAGCAACTGGACCCATGGATAGTAACACTGCAACATCGTAGAATGATGCAGTCTGGGGAAGTCAGTAGGACTCCCTATGTATTTCGAGGCCAGATTTTGGAAAATGTGAAATTCTCTGAAGTCCAGCCTGCGATTGTTCATTTGTTCAGGCAGCATTTGCTGATGTGCGAAAAGCGCCACCAACGCGTTCAGCAGACTCAGAGTTTGGAGCTCTGTGAGCATGACCGCTTTAAACAGACATGTGCCCAGTGTAATGAGTTTACACCTCAAGTGGGCCAAGTCTCGATGCCACCTTTTGTTTCCCTATTGCTTTCGATGCAGTGGTTTTACCTCTACTGCGGGAGAGCTGGGACATGGTGTGGCGATGTAGTACAACAGCAAACCGACAATTTTGTCACTGTGTTGCTCGCGAGTATGACTCGCGTGCTATACAAAGTTTTGACAAGTTGGTTCTGTTACCTCACATATGGAGTGTACAGAACATGTCGGCTTCGACTCTGGCGACAGCATGCCTTAGTAGGTTTGCTTTCGCGTCGTCTAGAGTATCGTTGCTTACAAATTTTGGCCGTTTTGCGTCCCAATTGGATCTCATGGAGCGATTTCGGAGAAGCCGCTCTTGAAAGGTTACACTCCCTGCCGGTGCGCTACAAAGTGGTGTTACACGCCGCTATTGCACTAGCTGGGGGTTATACCCTCTTTAAATCCTTCAATTCTTTCTTTAGAAGAGAGAAAAAGGATGTTTTTGAGTTCCAGTCTGACGAGCTCTATGAGCAAGTTGGTGGACAACTCCCGTCTGGTGGAGATGAAAAAGAAAGCCCTTGGAGGGTCATTCATTTCCAGGAGGAGGATATCCCCCGCTCATCAGTAGCTCAATCCTCATCTGCTGACGATTTGTGCGTTAGCATGGGGAAGAGGATGCTGCGGGTCGAGAATGAGAAGTACTTTCAAAGTGCTTTTCCTGTGGTGGGACAGTGGTATGTAACTGCTGCCCACTTCTTTCGACTCCACAATTTTGATCAGCCATTGACTTTCACCAAGTACAGTAGATCTGGGATGAAGTTCCAGAGCACTGTGAAGATTTTGCCAGAGCATGTACTTTTCCTTCATAGGAAAGACGTGTGTCTCTTCAGAGTGAAGTCATTACCCCCTGAGAAGGACTTTAGACAGTTCTTTGGTAAGGGGGTGGTCAAGGCCAACGCCAAGGGGAGCATTGGTGTGTTCTTCGATGGCAAGCAGTACGAGAGGAAAGACCTCACTCGTATGCGTTCAATTGGAGATTTTGATTTTAACTTTCCAAATGATACGCGCAAGTACGATCCAGGTGTGGAGTACTGCGTCCCAGGTGGGACAGCCGTTGGTATGTGTGGTATGCCGATCATAGTCCGACGCGCTACTGGTTGTGAAATCATAGGAGTTCACATAGGTGGTCGTGGAGACATGGGGTTGGCAGGTGTTATCACGTATGAGGATGTTTCCCTCATGAAGGAGGGAGTCATTCCCCAAGCCGGTGTCCATCTTGGAGAGGGACGATGGCAGAAGCAGATTGTATCAGTCCACCCAAAGTGTGTGATGAATTACATTCCCTCTGGCTGTTGTCAGGTCTACGGTTCTATCGCAGGACACAGGGCCTCTCCCTCCTCTAAAGTTGGGCCTGCGCTGACGGCCCCTATCGCCGCTCGACACGGCATTTTGCCAAAGTATGGTCCCCCTTGCATGAGGGGGTACCTGCCGTGGAGACGAGCAGCAATCCAATCCACCCGTCCGGTGCATTTGGATCCTGAGATCATGAAGGAGTGTGTAAAATCATTCTGTCGAAAGATCGGAAAACTCCCTGAGCATTTGCGAAGGCAACTGCACGTCGTCCCATTGGATGTGGCGATGAACGGTTTTGCTGGGGAAAAATTTGTGGATTCGATGAACCGAAAGACGAGCGCGGGTTTCCCATACAATACTACAAAGAAGAGATTCTTGCAGCCGTGGGAAGAACCGCCCGAGTGGGCTCCTGATGGAGTGAAGGTTGACGAGGAGATCCTACGGGATGTCGATCGCGTTTTAAAGCATTACAATGCTGGAGAGCGCGCGTCACCGATCTTCAGAGGTTCATTGAAAGATGAACCGCGTACTTTCAAGAAGTATGCCGATGGCGATACCCGAGTTTTTGCCGGAGCACCATTTGGTTGGTGTCTCGTGGTGAGAATGCACCTTATTATGTTCATGAAGGTCTTCCAGAGTGATTTCCGGAGATTTGAGTGCGCAGTGGGTGCAGACGCCGAGTCCCCAGACTGGGCAGCCTTCAGAGCCTATCTAACCAAGTTCGGTGACCCCAACGTTTTTGATGGGGACCACTCGAAATTTGATAAGTACATGGCTCAGGAGACGGTCCTAGCAGCCTTTGAGGTGATTGAGTATGTTGTTTCTCAGGGATTGTTCACGCCAGCCCAACTACGTGTAGTGTGGTGCATTGCGTATGACATCTCTAGTCCATTTATGGATTTCAACGGCGATTTCATTCAGCTCATGGGGACAAACCCTTCGGGCAACCCCCTGACAGTGATCATCAATTGTATAGTCAACAGTCTTATGATGCGGTATTGTTATTACCTCAAAAATGGGACTCTTAAAGGTTTTGAGCACGAAGTGAACCTTTTGACGTACGGTGACGATGTTGTCGCGGGGGTGAAGAACCCTACCAGGTTCTCTCACACAATCGTGGCGGATGGTCTAGCTTCAGTTGGACTGAAGTTCACGATGGCGGACAAAGAAGCTGAAGCAGTGCCCTTACGGGGTATTGACGAAGTGGACTTCCTCAAGAGGAGGTTCGAGGTCCGTGATGGTTGGGTGTACTCACCCATAGCCATCGAAACACTCGAGAAGATGTTGACAGTGCGAGTCGCGTCCGGATCGATCAATGAGTACGAACAGTGCGCAGCGGTCTTGAATTCGTTACTGCGTCTCGCTTACCAGCATGGGAAGGAAGTGTTCCAGTTCTACTGGGACATTGCCAAGGAGAGCCATGACGAGCTCAATTTGGAGCCTTACTTTCCAGATGGTCTGCCGACCTTCTTGGAGCTGGATAATGAACGAATTAGAAAGTTCGTCACTCCAGCTGAGACTCTTTAGGAGTCGGCTCTACGGAGCCATGTGGCGTTGGAGACATGCCACACAAATCGCAAAGAACCACACGTTAGATAGTTACACTGTGTACAGTTAGTCAGTTGTATTTAGAAGGATCGAATGTGTAAATAGTACCTGGGCAATCCCCAAAACTCTTTTCAGAGAGTGGTAGTTGGACTTCCACTTTGACGAACCTCCCCCCTTATTACTCGCGCAGAACAGGGGGGTGATACCAGCGTGTCCAAACTTATAGTTGTCAAAAATGACAGTGCCGACCAGGATCGGCAACAAACAGTGACGTTTCATGACTCTGAGGCGAGATTCATTCAAGAGGTCCCAAGTTCATTGGACCAAACCTTTTCGCAGACCAGTCCAGCGGACCAGTCGTTAGGCGATTTCTTGTCTCGACCCGTCAAAATCTATGAGACTACGTGGGTGAATGGTACCTATTTATTTGGGACCTTGAACCCTTGGCAGTTGTTTTTCCAAAATTCTGCAGTGCAGAACAAGATCAACAATTTTTACATTCTCAGATGCAAAATGCATGTGCGAGTGCAGATTAATGCCACGCAGTTTCACTACGGACGAGCAATGTTGACCTACAACCCTTTTGAGGTGGTGGCCGACAATGTTCTCTTCACAGCGGCGAGCAAACAATGGCTTGTGACGCTATCGCAGCGTCCCAAAGTGCTCATCGACCCAGCAACATCCCAAGGAGGGGAAATGGTTTTACCCTTCTTTCATTTGCACAATGGGTTGAGAGTGCCGGTGATTACGGACTTCCAAGCAATGGGGGTCTGTACACTAGCCAGTTTCACGAAATTGTCAACGGCAAATAGTACCGCCACTGACATTGATGCGAACGTCACGGTGTGGGCTTATGCGACCGATGTGGAATTGGTCGTACCCACTACCAAAACAGTTTTTACCCCTCAAATGGGGGTGAAGTCCAAAGCCAAGGACGAATATGCCGGTAAGGGACCTGTTGAACAGGTTTCTTCGACTATTGCGTCTATGGCCGGAGCTGCTACTAGCGCTCCGATTATTGGGCCATTCGCTATGGCCACCCAGATCGCAGCTAACGCTGTGGCTGGGATTGCGGGCCTATTTGGGTGGTCTCGTCCGATTGTGATTGACGATATATCCCCGATGAAGCCCAAACCCTATGCCTCCAATGCTCTGACGGACCAGAAGGATTCTTGTGAAAAGATTTCTTTTACGTCCAAACAGGAGTTGACCGTTGATCCCCGCACGGTGGGACTTAGCAATGTGGATGAAATGACTATCCCGGCAATAGCTGGGAGAGAGTCGTTGATTACCGTTGCCAATTGGTCGACTAGCGATCCTGTTGATCGGAGTTTGGTGGGCGTAGCAGTGACGCCGAGACATATGGCAATTGAGACCTTTACTGGTCCCCCAGCCTGTGCGGGAGTTTACATGTCCGCACTGTGTTTCGCGTCGACACCCTTCCAATTCTGGAGTGGCTCCTTGGAATACCGCGTAGTCATTGTCGCAAGTAGGTTTCATACTGGGCGTCTGCGGATCGTTTACGACCCGTACAATCCGTCCATTTTGACCAGTGCGAGCAATTACAACATCGCGTACCAACACGTGCTTGATCTTGCGACTTGTCGTGACATCACCTTCACGGTTCCCTGGTGCCAATCTCAG